GCGGAAGCGGTTGCTGAAGTGTGGTCAAAGGTTGGAGTTGTTACGAAAACCGACTGCTGGAAACCAAGACGATTGATGGATGTTGATTTTTTGTCACAAACGTTCGTTGAATTGGACGGTGTTGTGTTGCCCAAGCCTGAGCGGGAGAAGGTTCTTGCCAGTGCGTTGTACGCAAATGAAGTCGAAGATGTTCGATTTACATTGCTTCGGTTGTTTGCCCTTCGTATTGAGTCGTGGCCGTGTTTGCAAACGCGGAACGAGTTGAAGACGGCGATTGGTTATCTTTTCAACAAGTACGAATTTGAGTTAAAAGGGAACATCCCTGATACTCAACTGCAGTGGAAGGACATTGCAGCGGTAAACAAGACAGATGCTGAGCTCTGGCGTCTGTATGCTTTGCCTCGGTTGGAGCCGGGGAGAGCGTATGCAAAAGAGTTTTCGGTGCCATGTTCACGCAGAGATGTGCGTAATGGCTTGACTATGACGGCAGTGTGTCAATCTGCTTCCGTCAGCAACGATGGTTGTTATTGCTTTGTTGGAAGAAGCCACGGTGACGCGCGTAAAGTGTTCACTACCGCGGAAATGCCTTCCAAGCAAAAAGGAAAAGGGAAACCTAAAAACCCTAATAAGCAAAAGTCAAAACCGAAAGGTAAGAAATCTGCCCGTAATGGCAGTGGGATGTGGTCGACGCAATCGGCCGCAGCTCCTGTGGCTTATGGTTCTGTGTCACAGAATCGACAGTCACGTGTGACGAGGATCGCGCATCGCGAATCACTCGGACCCGTGGTTTCGACGGGAACAGGTTTTCAGGTCCTGTTTAATCTGCCTGTGCAACCAGCACTGCCAAGCAGTTTTCCATGGCTGAGTGCCATTGGGACGCAGTACGAGACGTATGCGCCTCGGAAAACAAAATCGCGAAAAGGTGCGCGAGCTCACTGTATTCGGTACTGTTACGAGACGAGGTGCTCGACAGGAACGGCCGGGACGGTGGTTCAAGCAACCAATTATGATGCCTCTGAGGCGGCGTTTACGTCACTCACGCAAGCGGAGAATTACCGCGGCGCTACTGTCTGTCAACCATGGATCAGAGCGTGTCACGAATTGGAGGTGGATTCAATGCGTGATTATAATCGTCACTACACTCGTGCGGGTGCTGCGCCGAGTGGGACAGACATCAAAACGTATGATGTCGGGAATTATCAATTGATGGTTAGTGGCGTAGCCGCAGGTCAAATCGGAGAGTTGTACGTCGAGTATGACATCGACTTCTTCGATCCGCGCGTACCTGTCCCGATAGGGCAGAATTTGCCAACGGCGCACATCGTTTCTTCTGCGGGAGGAGCGACAGCGGCCGCCCCATTTGGAACGGGTGCGGTTGTGCGGGCAGGATCAAACCTGCCAGGAGTTGCAGCTTCGGGAACGACGCTGACTCTGCCAGCTGTTGGGCGTTATTTGATTGCGGTGATTTATGAATCAACAACGCTTTCAACAGTTGCGGTGCTGACGGCATCGACAGGTGTTGTAAATGGTCCAAACATTATGGAAGCTAACACGACGTACGTGGCTTCTGTCGTTAACGCAAATTCGCAGGCTCTGGCTGTGTACATCTTTGATGTGACGGCGCCGAACGGTTTGGTGATCATGAGTGGCGGTGGTACGTACACCGGAGGAAACACGGACGTGTTTATCACTCAAATTTCTTCGGGACTGACGAGTCCGTCAAAGTCCGCCCTCGCCTCGTTGGAGATTGAGGAGTTGGCAATGGCCGTTGAGCGGAGACTTGGCGCGAAGATGGGAACGCGGAATGAGAAAACCGCACACCCCATCGTTGTGGAGCAATCCGACGATGATGAGAAAAATGGTTTCGTTTCTGTGGCAGCGCGAGCAGCACGGATCGAAACGGTGTCGACCACTCCGGTGGCAACGACTTCTCAGGCCGCTTTGGGCACCTCTGTTGGAAAACAAGTGCAAAAGCGTTCCTCTTAAGATGTGAGTGTCTTTGTTTTCGCTCATATCGCTGAAACGGTGGTTTCGGTTTGTAAAGGGATAAGATGTATCGAACGGGAGTCTTATTAGAAGGTTCATCTCTGTAACAGGATTTGGAAGCACTGCACGTGCTAG